TTACCTAATAATTCAAGTGATAATAACGCTTTTGCTTTATCTGCTTCTGCAGATGTTTTTAACATAGTGTATAATTCTTTTGTCATTTTAATAATGGTTTTATTTCTTTTTTATCTAACCCTTTATTCGTTAATATACGACTTATTTCGGGGGTAGCCAATATATTTATATATTCTTTTGCTTCTTTAGAAGAACATTCGAAGTAATTTTTGATATGGTCTATTAAGTCTTTATTAGGTTGTTTTGTTTTGGATTTAATATATTTATTCCATTTATTATTTTTAGGGATAAATTCTTTATAAATAGAATATATCATTCTTTTCTCCTGTGGGGGGAAATCCTGTACATAATTAACAACTTCAATATAATCTGGGTTCATGCTAATAAACCTATGTATCATATAACTATTCCAAACCTCCCAATCTTTTTCAGAAAATGACTCGACAGGAGGTTTAGTAGTATTAATACACTTTAACCAATCAAAGATACTTTTCATTAAACTAATTCATCAGCTAATTCCTCTCTTAAGTCTCTAGGAACTGAATCTGTTAAAATTTTATTAGTTGATGGGTCAAAAAATACAGGGATAGGCATTAAGGCATCTTCATTTGTTCCTGTAACAAATTTAGATACTTTACGTAAAATTACTCCTTGTAAAAATACACTCCCACCACTTGAATTTTTTACTTCTGTGGTGTTTTTTAAATCAATAGCTGGTTGTTGAGCTGGTTGTTCCATAATTATTTATTATTTATTAAGTTTTGAATTAACGACATTGTATTTATTTCCTTGTCGATTCGGAAATTTGCTTTATATTGGTGTTCATTTATTAAAATAGATGCTGTACCTTCTTTATCTTGTAAATATTCAGATGACCTTTCATATAGTGCTCTGAATAACTCATCAAAATCATCAACATTAGCATCAGCTATAATTTGACGAATTGTTTTAAAATCAGCTTTACCTTTCAATTCAGTAATAACTTTATTTATATAATTAGATGATACTAATGTAGATTTATCTAAACGGATTACATTCATATAATTTGTAGGATGTAATTCATCTTCTACTTTAGCATTAGCTAATTGTAAAGTATTAATACATTTACGTAAATCAGGATAATATTGATTAACTACTAGTTTTATATCTTCAGGGTTATAACCTATACTTTCTTGGTTTAAAATCCAAGCTAAATGTTTAGCAACATCTTTTTTAGTTGGGGGTACAATTTTAAGTACTTGACATCTAGATTGTAGAGGATCAATAATACGCTCTACAAAATTACAGGTCATGATAAACCTTGTCGTACGTGAGAAAGTTTCAATAATATTACGGAGCGAAGCTTGCGCCTGTATGGTAAGAAAATCAGCTTCATCCAAAATAACCACTTTAAGTGGTTTAAAAGAAGCAACGCTTGCAAAGCTTTGTACTTTATCACGAATCGTTTCAATCCCTCGTTCATCAGAGGCATTGATATAAAGATGATCGCAATCAAGATTTTGAACACAAAGTTTTGCCAAAGTAGTTTTTCCTGTACCAGCGGGTCCATAAAATATTAAATTTAAAATATCATTCTGTTCTAAATACTTAGATATTGATTTTTTAATATTTTCATTTCCAACATAGTTTTCTAACTTGGATGGTCTATATTTTTCTACTAATAGGCTATTCTCCGAACTCCCCATATATGTTATATGTTTTAATTGGTTCTGGTTTAATTTCTATTTCTTGTTGTTCTATAATATACAATTTACTATTTAGAGGTTCTAATCGATAGTGACCTTTAAATCCTGTTTTATGCATATACGCTTCTAAGGTATCTGTTATACTTTTGTAAATCCTACCTTCGGGTTCATCTGCTAACTGCCACCTGTCACCAGGTGGCTTTCTATTAGCAATTAATATTTTACCTTCAATTAATTCTGTTTTCATTGTGGTAATATACGAAATTATTTGGACTCAGCCACAGATGCTTTCTTATAATCTGTAATCACACGTTTGATAGCTTGTGCTGCTTTTCGAGCTCGTCCTTGACTTGCTTTAGTTGTTCCATCATTTTCCGCTGCTAAGATATTGAAATTTGTTTCAATAATCTCAAAGATTTCATTTTTTGTCATTTTTTACTTTTTATTTATTAATTATTAATTATTACATCATACCCATCATGGAAGGATCCATTTGGGGTTGATTGTTGTCTTCACTTGGTTCATTTACTACTGTACATTCTGTAAGTAATACTGTACCCGCAACTGATGCTGCGTTTTGTAGTGCTGTTCTAGCTACTTTAGTTGGATCAATAATACCAGCTTCTTTCATATCTACTGTTTCGTCTGTTTTAATATTATATCCGGCCCAAGTATCATTACCTGAATTTACCAACTGGTCTGCTAAAATTTGTCCTTTAATGGTATCATAACCAGCATTAACTAAAATTTGGTTAAATGGTTTAGCACATGCTTCAATTACAATTTGAGCCCCTGTTGTCTTAGCTTCTAAGCCTGAAGAGGCATATAATAATGCTGTTCCTCCTCCAGGTACAATTCCTTCTTCAATAGCAGCTTTTGTTGCATGTAATGCATCATCAACTCTATCTTTTTTCTCCTTCATTTCGGTTTCAGTGTTTCCACCTACATGAATAATCGCTACTCCTCCTGTGAATTTCGCGAGTCTTTCTTGAAGTTTTTCTGTTTCGAACGCCGTTGTTGCTTTACTGACTTGTTGTTGTAACTCCTCAATACGTGCTTCAATTGGTTCAATTCCTCCTTTTCCATCTACAATTGTTGTTTGTTCTTTTCCTATTGTTACTGTTCGAGCTTCACCAAACCAATCCCAACTAAATTTATCTAGTTTCATTCCTTTTTGTTTATCAAAAACTACACCTCCAGTTGTAATGGCAATATCTTCTAGGACCAGTTTACGTCTATCTCCAAAATCAGGTGCTTTTACAGCACATACTTTCATTGTACCTCTCATTTTATTAACAATAAGAGTAGCTAAAGCTTCATTATCAATATCTTCAGCAATAATTAAAAGTGACCTAGCTTGGGTGGATACACTTTCTAGAATAGGTAATAACTCTTTTACTTGGGTCAATTTCTGGTCAGCAATTAGAATTAAGGGGTTCTCTAATGTAGAAGTCATTGTGTTATTATTAGTAACAAAATAAGGTGATTTATACCCTCTATCAAACTGTAACCCTTCAACAGTTTCTAAATACGTTTCACCTGTTTTAGACTCTTCAATATGAACAACCCCTTCCATTCCAACTTTTTCAATTGCGGTAGCAATTAACTTTCCAGTTTCAGGATCATTATTAGCAGAAATCGTTGCGATTTGTTCTAATTGTTCTTCACCTGAAATATCTTCTGCAATATTATTTTTAAGATTATTTACTACTTCTTTAACAGTAGTATCAATATCCCTTTTAATTTGTACTGCATTTTCATTATTGTTTAAAGCATTCAATCCTGCTTTTATCATTTCTCTAGCTAATAAAGTAGAAGTAGTTGTACCATCTCCTGCTTTTTCTGCTGTTTTAATTGCAGCTTGTTTTACTAACTGTACCCCCAATTCTTGATTGGGGTCTTTTAATGTAATTGATTTAGCAACAGTAACTCCATCCTTGGTTGATTGAGGGGCTCCTTGTTCGTTTGCTATTACTACATTTCTTCCATTTGGTCCTAAGGTTGATACAACTGCGTCTGCTAATATATCAATTCCTTTTACTAAATTGGTTCTAGCTTTTGAACCTAATATAACTTGTTTACTCATTTGATAAATCTTTAATTTCTTCTTTAGTTAATGATTCTTTAGTTTCTTCTAATATTTCTGCAACATCTATAGTTTCAGTAATCTTAGCCAAGATTTGGTTTTCGGGGCCAACATAGTATTCTTCTCCATCATAAGGTAATTTAGTGAATCCCATTGTTGGTAATACTACTTTATCTCCTACTTTTAGTATAGTTGGGATAAAATCACCTGTAATTGTTGGTTTTCCTGGTCCTATGGCTATAACTTCTCCAGTTTCATTCTTTTCTTTTCCAACATCGGGGACTATAATATTCCCATAAGTTGTTTCTTCAATTTCGATAGGTTTAACTATAACCGCATCAAATAGTGCTTCTAAGGCCATCTGTATAATTTTTAATGTTAGTTTCTATTAATTTAAATTCATTTAAAAACTCAGAGAGTGATTCGTAATCCTTTCGAGTATGTAATTTTTCTTTAGCAATTTTAGTAAGTGCTTGTTGAAATTCAGGATAATATCCCTGGGGTTTTGAATACTCAGTCCCATTCCCCTTTGATCTAAAATGATCTTTATTAGGAGTTATTCTTTCGTTAACTGTAAAACACATTTCATCTTTTGTGATAAAATAGGGTTCCATTAAAGGGTCGGAGATTGTAGTGAGTGATTTTGCTTTTCTAGCCATATAACTTATTTATTTAGACGTGAATATACGAATAATATTGCGCTAGGACACGCTTTTTTAATAAAACTTATTACTTAATTTTAATGGTTTTTGGCTTTTTAGATT